GTAAGTTCACTACTTGTTTAAGGTAGTGCGCTATAAACTCAGCAGTAGCGTGATAACCACCCTGGTAGAAACTGTTCTGGTAAGAACAATAACTCAGGATTGATTCAGGGTTGAATTGGCGACACCATACGGTACGAATTTTCGTAGGTGTGACATCGACGCCACGAAAGGCGTCGCACCCGCAAGATTCCCTAAAGGACTTGCCCGTACAGCACTTGGCCTCATTGAACTTAAGGTTCACGAGTTCCAGGTACTGTCTTATCACAGCATGGTCTTCGCTGCGACAGATAATGTCGTCGCCGTACACGAACACGGTCTTACTGGCTTCCCGCCAGGTGACTTTCCGTTCTTGTACGAGAGCCGAGACAGCCAGCACATAGAAACAAATCGACTCCACCGGGAAGCACAATGCTGAACCCATAGGAGCAAACTTCTCCATGCACACGGCTTCGCCGTCTGGCAGACGAGTATGAGTGCTTCTAGTCGCGTATAGCGCGTCAATCAGGGGTATCCCCCCGAACAACTGCTCTACAAGCCACATTGAAACGCGATCACTCGCGTCCTTCATATCAAGCGTCGCCCACTCTCCAGTGAACGATGCTTCCAGAGCCAACTCACGGTTAATAGACTGGTCGGTGAAGTTCACCTGTCCAGCAAGTTCGCCGTGGTTTTCAATAAAGCTAACCATAGCCTTACTAAGGCCCTGCTGTACCCACTGGTATTCCAGTGGTTCGCAGGATATTAGACGAGGGCCCCTCGAGTCTTTAGGAACCAAAACCACTTTCGCGGTTCCGGAATCCAACTCGGTAAGACCAACAAGATGCTCCAACTCGTCACATAAGTGTGACAAATTGAAATAGAAATACTCCTCGTACGGATACACGGCTTGTATGCCGCGGTACCAACGGGAGAACTTCTTCTTTTCCCAGAGCCGTTCCCCTGTGGAAACGGCACCGGGTCCATGACCGGGCGCAATCGCCATATGGTCAAAGTTGCAGAATACACGCGAAATAAATCGACGTGCACGCTGTAACCAAGCATCCTGTACCGACGATAGCACGGGCACTTGCCCGCACTGTTTGTCAGTTTCTTTAAACGTTTGGATGACAGCATCACGCTGCTCCTCCGTGTAAGGAAGTTCCAGCCTGTAAAAGGCATACAGGAACTGTCTCAGTAACCTGAGCGCATCGGGGAGCGCATCACTGCGCTCCAGTCCACAATTGTCAAACACCAAACCAAACAGGCTACCCAGAAATTCTGGGAGCACTGACCCTTTCTTCTTGCGAAGACCGGGTATGTTCAGAGGAGTGTCAGTCGCTAGAGCGATGTCAATCGCCTTCGCGTACCGAGGCAGAGTCACCGTGAGGTAACT